ATACTTTGTTAGTAGGACCAACAGGTTCAGGTAAGACAGAGATTCTTGTCCATTTGGCCAAAGCTATGGGTAAAGAATTGTATACCCAAGACATGGGTACTGTTCAAGATGCTCAGTCTGCATTGTTAGGTGTTCACCGCATCAACAAAGAAGGTCACTCTGCATTTGATTATGCTCCATTTGTTGGACATATCAAGTCTGGTGGTATTGTTTTGTTAGATGAGTTGAATCGTGCACCTCTTGCAGCTAATAACATCTTGTTTCCATGCTTGGACAAAAGACGTTATTTACCAATTGATGTCGCTTGCGATGAAGGAGATAGAACTATTTCTGTAGCAGAAGGAACTGTCTTCTTTGCAACTGCTAACCTTGGTTCTGAGTATTCTGGTACTCAAGCTATAGATAGAGCGCTTTTAGATCGCTTCTTTCCAATTGAGCTTGACTATCCAAAACTTGAGGATGAGGTTAAAATCTTGATGCTACGTACTGGCGTTGACGAGAAAGTTGCAACAGCAATCGTCAAAGTATCTAATGAGATACGCAAGCAGTACAAAGAGCAGGAGTTATCTTCTGCGATTTCAGTTCGTCACACACTTCAGGCAGCAAGTTTGGTGTCTGATGGGTTTGAAATAGACAAAGCATTGCTTTCTACTATTATGCCATTGTTTGAAGATGGCATAGGCGTTTCTGAGCGCAGTAAGGTACTTTCTATTGTATCTGCGTTCTAAGAAATGCTGTAGTAGGATCAGCAATGTAGAAAATAATGAGAGGGGTATTGTCGCCCCTCTCTTTTCTATAAACTTAATTTAGAAAATATGAGCAATTTTGCAAAAGACTGGTTTGGTAGGAGAAAAGAAGAAGCCTACACATACACAAGCAACAAAAATAGATTCTTCAGTTGGGATAGTGGAAGAAGTAGTTATTCTTCTTTCTTTACACGCTCTAATGATAGTTTACAAACATCTGCAAAGATGATTGGTTCTATGTTCAGAGTTATTGGTGTTCCCAAAACATTTGACTATAAGGCACATAACCCAAAGAAAAATACTGAAATTCAGATTCCAATTCACATGTTGAAAGATGAAGATGGTAAGTATCGTGAGCCAAATCCAGAGATTCTTGATGCATTCTATGGTGCTGCTATACAAAATGCTGCTCTTGCTTCTATGCAGACAACAAGTGAGTATGGTAAATCTATTACATGTAGAAATACAAATAGAACTGGATTTTCTTTGAAAGATTATATGTTCAGCATTCTTAATACAGAACGTATTGACAAAAAGCTTGCTGACAGACTTCCTGGTTATCTGAAATTTGTACAGAAATACAAAGACCATCTGTATGACAAGAACTATATACCTATTAGTCCTGAAGAAAAGGCTCAAAAACGTTTATTGGATCTTGTCACAAGAATGTTAAGGTATCCTGCTAATGTTACTGAAGAAGAACTTGCAGAATTTGCAAAGCCATTGAAACAAATGGAGCGTCTTTTAAAGAAACATGGAGGAATTCCTGCAACATCTGATGATTGTGCATCTATGGCTTCTAGCCTTGCTAATATTGTATACAAATACATAGAAGAAGAGGAAGAAGAACCAAAATCTAAAGGTGGAGGTGATGATAATGATGAAGATGGAGGAGAAGATGAGCCAAGTACTGGCGGTAAACCATCACCCTCAGCACCAAGCATGGATAAGTCTCAGTTAAATGAATTTGCAAAAGAAATGATGTGGAATTCATTTGGTCAAGATGAATCTGATGAATCAGATGCTGAACAAATGAGTGCATTCAATGATTTTGTTGATGATATGACGTCTGAGCCAACTACACCTAAATCTAATATAGATTATAGTAATAATGGTATTGCAAAAGATGGTAATGTTAAATTTATCAAATCTCGTAGCAACAAAGCAACTTATCAAGCAAATCTTAAAAGGATTGATATTACTAAAGCTGCAGTACTTCAAAAGTTATTTCAGCGTAAGAGTAAAGATTATCAGTTTTCTATGCGTTCAATGCGTTCTGGCAGATTGGATACTAATAAAATTGCAGAAGCAGTTCAAAAAGTACCAACTGTTTATGAACGTTTTGGTAAGGTAAAAACTGATAAGATTTGTGTTGGTGTGTTGATTGATGAGTCTGGTTCTATGTGTGGTAGTAAAATACAAAAGGCACGCGAAGCTGCTATCTTTATTAATGAAGTTTTTAGAGGTATGCGCGATGTTGAGCTTTTTATTTATGGTCATACAGCAGATGAAGAAGGTTCTGGTTCTACACAAATCAGAATATATCGTGAACCAGGATATCACATGGATTCTTATGCATTAGGTGCTGTTGAAGCAAGAAGTAATAACCGTGATGGTGATGCAATCATTGCTACTGCAAAACGTATCAGAAAACAGACAGAAAACCAAGGTATTTTGTTTGTATTATCTGATGGTCAGCCTTCTGCACATGATTATAATGGTAGAGAAGCCATTAATGATACACGTGAGAAAGTGAGCAAAGCACAAAATCTTGGATTTCAAGTGATTCAGATTGCCATTGAGGAGTCAGTTCCTTCTAAAGAGATGTTTGATTACTATATCAAAATGACAGATATTAAGAATCTGCCACGTGATATGGTAGGATACATGTCTCGCAAGGTTGATAAACTCATCAAGGAACGTGTTACATTGTAAAAGTTATGGCTCTTGGATAAAACTAAGAGCCATTTCTTTAACTTTTAAAAGTTTAAACATATGGTCAATAAACAGAATCCTCTTGTGGAGAGCGTAGAAAGAAAAAGTATGCTAATAAGACCTAGTGGTAGATCAACTGATTTTATTAGTCCAAGCTTTGGTCATGGTTGTTTGTACAATTGTGGCTATTGCTATATGAAACGTCATAAACCAGAAGGACTTACTATTGCAGACAAAAAGAGTGTAACTGATATTCTTACAGAAATCAATGCTCATGCGTGGTTTGATACAACTGAAAAGCCAAATCAAACACATGATGAGTATATTACATATGATATATCTTGTAATGAAGATTTTGCACTACATGCCAAATATCATGATTGGCAAAGAATATTTTAGTTCTTTAAAAATCATGAACGTGCTATGGGTTCTTTTGCAACCAAACATGTAAACAATAAACTTTTAGAGTTTAACCCTCAAGGTAAAATTAGAATTAGATTTAGTCTTATGCCAATACCTTATGCAAAGATTTTAGAACCAAATACAAGTAAGATTATAGATAGAATTAAAGCTATCAATGATTTTATTGAAGCAGGTTATGATGTGCATATTAATTTTTCTCCTGTGATTGTCACAGATGGATGGTTAGAACAGTACAGAATCTTATTTGAGGGTGTTGATGCCTTTGTAGATAGAAAATATAAACATCTTGTTAAGTCAGAAGTTATATTTCTTACGCATAGTAAAGACAAACATCAGTATAATTTAGACAATGAATTACCTGGTGAGAATCTTTTATGGCGTCCAGATATACAAGAAGATAAGATATCTCAGTATGGTGGAGAAGCATTGCGTTACAAATCAGGTTTTAAAGCAGATAGAATCAAAGAATTTCTTGAATTAAAAAATGAAATAATACCATGGAACGTTACGAGATACGTATTTTAAATGGAGTAACAGTAGCTACTCCTAAAAGAAAAAAACCAAAAGCAGAGGAAAAACCTGCTGAGAAAAGAGAAAAACTCAAAAGTAAACCAAAACAAAAAGGAATAAACAATGAAGAGGGAGATTAAAATTTATTGAGCGTATGAAAAGAATAATTATTATGATGCTTTTGCTATTTGCAATTACATCATGTCAAAAGGAAAAATTCTGCAAAAACAAAAATTGTGGAGAAATTGTAAATGATGATATCACATTTGATGCATCAGGCAATGCTTGTTATTCACTATCTATCAAAAACAAATGTTCTGGTAATGTAAAAACATGGTGTTTTGATTATAACACGTGGTTTAATTCACCTGTTGGTAGTGATTTTTGTGTTAGTAATGTAGAAAGTTGGTAACATGTTACACTTTCTAAAATATCTAGTGGTATGGATAAGCCAAAACTTGTCCATACCATTTTGGATGGTGGGTCATGTTCACCTGACTGTAAATGTCTATGAAGACATATATGAGATATTAGCATCATTTGGTATGAATATACTTGTTGCTGCTGGATTTATTATTGATTATTTAGAACAAAAAAAGAAGTTATGAAAGAAGTAGTATTAGCACTTATTTTAGGTACATTGTTTATGTATGAAGTTGTTATGTTTATAAAAGCTAGAGCATATGTTAGAGCAGTTTATAAAAACAAAACAGATGAAGATGATAAAGCAATAAGATTTGGTCTTGGTTGTTTCTCAACAATCTATCTAATTACTTTATTGCTTGGAATGGCTATTAGTCATTTATGGTATGGTTATCTTACTTTATTTTTACTTTCTATTATACAAACACCATTTACTCAGTATCTTAAAAGAAATAAGCACTGGAATATATTGGTAGCAGTTAAAAGATTAGATTCAGCAATATCATTAGGAATTATTGCATTTTTATTTTTTG